GGTCGAGCGATTCACATCAAGTATACGGGCAACCTCTGATTGATTTCCCCGTGTAGTGACCAGTAGTTCAGGTATGGTTTTCACTTCAGTTATCATGCTGCTTTTCTCTTGTTTTGCTCACCCCATCGATTAGCCCACTCGATGTGAAGCCGAGACTCTTCGCTAAACGTCACGCCCTGCTCTGTGCCGAACCAGTAGATAGCCTCAATCACCTCGACCATCTCACTGACGCGCATTTTGCTGGTACGACTGCCGAACATGACCACACCACCGCCTATTCCAGGGGCCGTCTTTTGCTCCTGCTTTTTCATCTTGGCGACTAGGGCAGTGATTAAATCTTTCCACTCGTCCTCGTCATACTTCTCGCCGTACCAAACGACTTGCAAAGACAGGTCATGCAGCAGTGGCCACATTTTCCGGTTCTGGGACAGGGTTCGTTTTGGTGGGGATACTTCGACTTCAAATGGCTTGGAGGGGTCTAGTGGGAGTTGCTTGATTTTCTCTATCAGGTTGCTTCTGTACTGCTCGTTTCGGAGGTAGAAGGTTTGTTTATCCATTCCCACCTCTCTGGCCTAGCCCGTGCTTAGCCCGCAATTCGGCGATTTTCTTAAGCTGGCTGCTCTTGCTCAGTGCACCCTTGACGCTTACCACCTGCTCAGGCTGACGCCTTGGCATGCTATACCCGGTTTCGAAAAATTGATCTGTCATGATTTCACCTGAGTGCGATAGCTCGACCAGTTGAAGTTAACCCACATGCCGCCGTCCATTGTCATACGGTCCATGATGCGAGCGCCCAGAAGCTCATTCAGCACGTTAGCATCGAGATTTGTCAGCATGCCCACTGGCTTTTTGTTCGCAAGGCGGCGATCGACAATCTGGAACAGGATGACTCCCTCGTTGGTGTTGCCCCGCTGCACGCCGATATCATCTAGCACCAGTAGGTCAACATTGCAGAGGTCATTCATCAGGGAGGCCTCAGTTTGTGTTGCACCGTCTTGATAAGTTTCACGGAAACGCATCATCAGGTCAGGCACAGTTACCACGAGCACGGATTTATTGCGGGCAAGCAGCGCATTGCCGATCGCCGCAGCCAGATGGTTTTTACCGGTGCCGCAGCCGCCGCTGAAGATAAACCCGCCAAATCCATTGCCGAAGTCACTGGCATAGCGTGAGGCCTTATCCAGCGCGTTCTGTTGCCCTTCATGCTTGGCTACGTAGTTCTCAAACGTGCATCCCCGGTGAAGCTCCTGGATACCAGATCGACCAAGCACAGCTTGGAAACGTGCCTGCCGGTTCTGCTCAGCAACACGCTGCGATGATAAGCGGCCCTGCTCGTCCTGCCATGCCCGCCATTCTTCAGGGGTCGTGAATTTTGGCTGGGTGCCAGCCGGTACGGCTCTTTGCAGAAGCTGGAGCCTTTCTTGAACGCTAAATCTGCTCATCCAGTGAAGCCCTCCGGTATATGGTTCATGGGTTTGTTAACCTGTGTGACAGTCACGTTTTTACGTGCAGGGAATTTCGGCTTAAACAAGCCCTGCCAGCCATTGGCGATACTGGCGTTTATCACGTCGGTTGGGTTATATCCCTCATCAAGGCATTCCTTCAGCAGCTTGAAGGCCATAGATACCGCCCGCTCAGTTTTTATTGGCTTCTTGGTTTCAGCTCGATTGTTTACCCAGTCCTTCCAGGCATCCGCATTTAGCCATTCGGGGATTGGGATACTTAACGGGTCGAACGATTTGGCTTTCGGCATAAAAGGGGATATAGGGGTTTTAATAATGTCTTTATTGTCTTTTGTAATATTGTCTTTTGTGTTTAACAGATTCTGTAAATTACCTTTTACTGATTCCGTAAAGGTTTTCTTTACAGGTTCTGTTAAATTTACAGATTCAGTAAGGTTTACAGATTCGGTAAATGTTTTATTTACTGCTTCTGTAAAGGGTTTACTGATCCCGTTAAACTTCGTTTGCCAGGATGATATCTCCTTATTGATGCCTACCACCCTGCCAGACAGAGTGAGAATATTCATTTTAACCAGCTTGTTTCGCTCGGTGCTGCACCTGGTTTCCGGCAGGCCGGTTAACTCTGACAGCTGGGCATTACCCACCCAGTCCGCCGTTTTGTTATAGCCGTATGTCTTTCGAATGATAGCCAAGGTGATCAGGAGTTGGTTTTGTGTAAGTCCAGAGCCTATAACCGCCTCAAGCAGCTCATTAGCGATACGGGTATAACCGTTGTCGGTATCAACCACGCGACGCTCCTGCCCCCCTGTATCAGAGGGGAATTGAAGTATTTCTGCTGTATTCATTTGGCCTCCGTGCCGGGGTTAATTCCACTGCGGTAATCAGCAATGATGCTCATCACCTCATCTTTCACACCCAGAGGGATGTGAATGAATTCAGGCCCAGCTGTTCCCTCACTCGCATCACAAAGCAACTCAACCAGACGGCGAGCCTTTGACGCGCTGAAAAGCGGGATTGCATCTGAACGGGTGATTTTCTTCTTGCCAGCTGCCTTGGCTTTCACTAGTTGGTCAGCGGCCACGGTTGAAGCATGAGGGCCATGCTCGCGAGACAGCGCCACTGCGGTAGAAGCTGCAACTTCGCCGGATTTAACCATCTCAATCAGTCCATCGCCCACCTCAAGAAGCTGAAGGTGGTGATCAACGTCTGCCAGAGAGCGCTTAACCTTTTTGGCAATCTCTGCCGGGGTCCACCCCTGATTAATCAAACGCTGATAGGCCGCCGCGCGCTCCAAAGGCGTTAAAGGCTTGCCCTGTGAGCTGCTGACCATGAATGCAATGCGGTCGGCGTCCGAACCAACGAAGTCCTTACACTCAAGGCGCGGAATTTCATGACCGGCCTCAGTCGCCAACTTGGCACCGTAATAGCGGTGATGACCGTCTATGATCTTGACGCCCTTCTCCGTTACTTCAACGGCCAGCGGCGGCAGGTATTCCCCGGCAACAAACGCATCGCGAAATTCTTCAACGTGCACCTGGTCAATCTCACGAACGTTAAAGCCCGGTTCAACGTAAAGCTCGTTCAGCGGCACAAGAAAGGTCTTCTTAACAGTGGTTTCTGTGCCGTTCTTCTCTTTCGATTTGTACATTTGGGAAAGTGATGACATAATTACTCCTGTGAATTGATCCAGTCTTTTCGCACTAGGCCGCAAAAGAGTTCGAGCTCTCTTGCGGCTTTTCTTTTGTCATTTCCAGTTGTAGCCGTGAATATTCGAGCTGTATCCATATCAGGTGCCTGTAGTGCTCCAATGGCATCTTCTTTTCCCCACGCATGACAAAGTCCTCAACACCGCAAGCGGCGAGAGTTTCCATAAGCTCTGGGTATTTTTCAGTTCGACGTAGGACGGTTGAGTCAGCTACTGCAAGCAGTTTGGCTGCCACCGACTGACGTGTATTCATCAAGGCTTGATGCGCAGAAGCCACTAAGTGGCGGCCTATAAAAGCAATATGGTTCGATTTGCGTGCATTTGCGTGATCCATACGAGATACTTCCTTTACAGTTAGTAGGTTACATGATCGACCATTTGGTTGATCGCTCGTTGCCCCTACATTTCGGTAGGGAGAGTCCAGAATTTTTAAAGAGCGGTATTACTTAAGCTGCCTGATGCCTTTGGCTGGGGAAGGGCCTAATTTCTTCTGCCGTCACGCTTCCATCTGGCATTTGAGTAACTACAACATTCCGACCTATACGTAATGCTTTACTAATTGCTGTTTGATGCACCCCAAGTTCAGCGGCGGCATTTGCTTGCCCCCTGTCTTTGACGTAATCAGTTAGCGGTAGTTTTTTCACTGGCAGATCTCCTACTTGAGCAACGACGTTAATAATACCGCAAGTATTGATTAAAGCAATACCTAAGGTATTTCACGTTTCAATAACGGCGGTATTAGAATTAGGCTATGGAAAAGAAGAAAGAACTGACGGCAGAACAGCTTGAAGATTCAAAACGTCTTAAAGCTCTGTATGAGTCGAGAAAAAAAGCGCATGGTGTTACTCAGCAGGCCATAGCAGACGCCTTGGATATCACTCAGGGCGGAGTAGGCCATTACCTGAACGGTAGAAATGCCTTAAATGCAAAGGTAGCAGCTGTCTTTGCCAGAATGCTTCATATCAGCATTTCTGACTTTAGCCCCACCCTTGCTAAAGAAGCGTCTGAGATTTCACTAAATGCTGAACATTCAAATGTTTCTGACCAGAGACCTTACATTCCCGGGCATAGATACCCGGTCTTGAGTAGCGTCCAAGCAGGATCTTTCAACGAGGCTATAGAGGCTTACTCCTTAGATGATTTGGATCTATGGCTTGAATCAGATGCGAACATACAAGGTAATGGGTTTTGGTTATTAGTAGAAGGCGACTCGATGACTGCTCCGATGGGCTTAAGCATTCCAGAAGGAACTTTTGTGCTTTTCGACACAGGGCGTGAGGCCTTAAATGGAAATTTAGTTATAGCGAAACTTACTGATTCTAATGAAGCCACCTTCAAAAAGTTTGTCATTGATGCCGGTAAAAAATTCTTGAAAGGCCTTAATCCTTCATGGCCTCTCGTGCCAATCAATGGCAACTGTAGAATCATAGGCGTAGCGGTTGAAACCAAATTCCGACTACTGTAAAAAATGATAGTTTATTGATTTAACTCAGCTTAACGCTGAGTTTTTTATTTCTCAATCCTCCGGCCTACCCCACGCTCACTTTTCAATAAATGTAACCATTAAAAAATAAATCTCTAGATTTTTCATACCAATAATACCTAAGTATTAAATATTAATACCGCAAGTATTGACTCAATTTAATACCGCAAGTACTATCAATTCATCAAAAGGAAACATCGACATGAGGCATACAGTTTGCTGAATGTTACGCTCTTTAAAATTACTGGAGTTTGTTCCCGCCGAAATGCGGGGAACCAAAGCGAAATTGGTTTTGGACTGGCAGCGCGGTATCAGTTGGTTGGTGAGGTAATGGCTCACCAAGGCGACGACGCCGTCCCTGATAAAGAATTCAGGGGCCAGTACCAAAGCCAATTAACCGGAGATACACCATGACAGTCGTCTATACACTTTCGCCCAACTCTCGCACTCGCCGCAAAGCACGCAGAGCAACACAGAGAGAGGCTTCTGAGGTTCAGATTAGGCAATCAGTAGGTCGAGTTAACAAGGCGTGCGTGAGCGTTCCAATGCGCAGTAAATCGCATGCCAGCTCAGACAATATCTGTTTGCCGCAGGTCGCTATTTATTCAGCTGGACATCGCAAGCAGGTAGACGCTATATCTGCTAGGTAGAATAAGAGGCACACAAGACTTCCCACTGATTTTAGACTTTTTGAATCGGCTGCTAATCGCACGAGCCAGATTAATCCACGCAGATAAATGGTGAGATGATGAGAAGTTCCAAAAAAAGGAAAAGCTGGAATCGCTCTTTAGAGTACCACGCTCGAAAGGCTGCAGAACTGAAAGAGCGCCGCGCTCTAAATACCCAGGAATTGGGTGCTGAGGTTAATGTTGTTAAAGCAGTAAGTATGCCTCCTGTTGCCCGGGATAAGTCTAGCGAAATTGATGAAGCTGGCGGGGATGCCATTTACAGGATAGTTAATCACGCCCATCAGCGTGATCCTCGCAGGAAGTGGTAAAACGAAATTGTCATCATGAAACCTCGCCACGGCGGGGTTTTTTATTGGCTGAAATTCAATGCCGGTCACCGTAAATCAGCAGACACAGTAACAGCGAGATAGGCGTATCCAATGATGCCTGTCATTTACGGCGGCATCGCTCTGAACACTTTTGAACTTCATTCCAACAATTTGCCCACTTTTTTCGCCATGTAAATGGCCGACCACAAACAGTACAGACTTTTGTGGGTAGTTCGCTTTTCTTCATACAAGGCCCTTCGTGGTAGCAGTGGAATGAACAAATTATCAGCTTACCTTTAACAATAAAAGTTAGCCCCGAACGTTAGATAAAAGGAGTAATAAAAATGAGCAAACACTGTGAGAATTGCGGCTGCATAAAGCGTTCTGCCCTATGCACTAACTGCCATGAAGAAGCATACATCGCCTATTATCAAGCCCCTGAGATGGAGTTTTCAGAGGAGTTCATGGAAAAGGCTAACGAACAGTTTTACGAGCAAGATTAGTGACTTTACCCTGCGCCTACTCAACAAGGGCGCATGAATAAAGCTTCTATAGCCTGCCTGTGGCGATTTTTGACAGGCGCACAACTCACGAGGTGATTTATGTGAACTGTAACGCTGTCGAGCGAAAACGGGTGGTGTGGTGAATGCGTGGAGCTAAGGACAGGTAATGCTGCCGGACTTAGAAGCGCATCAACGTGTCTGAATTGAAATAGGTCAGGCCACCACACCATCAAACGAGTGGGCCATTCCTGCTGCGCATTCACTGAGTGCTCAGCATGATAAGCGCCCAACTTATCAATCCTCTCATTGTTCATCTTGGCCTCGCACACGCGGGGCTTTTTTT